GTGATTCGTCGCTTATGACCAAGCTTTTGAACCGCGTGATATCTCGAGTGATCAAATAAGAATTCTTCACCCGTCAGATGTACGTGTTGATCATACTCCGTCTCTAATATACAATCTTTACCACTCTCCAACGTGAGATGATATCGTAGTTGTGTATTACTTTCGGCTTTATGTGGAGGAATGGTGAGTGGACCTTCAATCACAGAAAACATCGCCGTGTCTTCGTCGACACATGGAATCGATCGTAAGAGTGTATATAATTTAGGGAAGTCCTTCACCTTGTAGTAATAATACTTATTGTTCTTATCGAACCATTTATCAAGATCGTGAAAGTAATACTTATCTGTTTTAGAAAAGGTATCATAAAACTCGCGACGAATCGCCCAGAAATTTGTTTTAACTTTCCATAAACCTTGATAGTCGTTGTGATCGTATCTCCGCCTGTGCATGAATATATCCGTCAATGTGTTTCGTATACCGACCAAGGGTCTCCATGGATTTTGAAAATAAAGAAGATCGATGGGTGCCTTGAAAAAGTCGTATAATATCAGAATGACGACGAGTCTCCACATTAATTTCTTTGTACATAATAAAAATGCCCGGATACAAGCAGTCCGAAATGTTCGCACCCCAGCCCACAGAAGACAAGCCCGACATGAAGCGTCGTTTCACGATGCCGCGTTTCACCATGATTCAGTGGACGATCATGGCTTTGGTCGCGTACGTCGCGTTTCAATACAAGAACTTGAACAAGCCGATCACGACGACCATCATGTTCGCGATCGCGCTGTTGCACATGTACGATCACTTGTTCTTGATTCATCGCCACGATGAGCGTCTGTTTCTTTTGCCGGGGGAAAAGAAGGAAGGATACTGCGCGGCGTGCCAAAAATAATTTACCCGCGTATTATAAGTATGCGTGTTAAAATTACACGCAGTCCTATTCAAACTAAGAAGTTTAGGGTTATTTTACCCGACGGTAGGACTGTTGACTTTGGTGCCAGTGGATACTCGGACTACACCAAACACAAGAATCCTTCGCGAATGCGGTCGTACGTACTTCGCCACGGTGGGAACGTACCCAAATCTATAATAAAGGAACGAGATCCGAAGAAAATTCACAAACGCATGCTCACGGTCGACGCGAGTGACAAAGAACAATGGCTCTTAGGTGGCGTCGCGACCGCGGGTTTTTGGTCTCGCTGGTATCTGTGGAGTCAACCAACGTTTCCAGAGGTGCGAGCATTCATGACACGTCGGTTTGGTATTAAAATTACTCATTAACACGGATCGAAATGTATTATTTATTTCTTGATATATCATAACAACGATATGATCATCATCATTCTTATGATATGTATCTTAATGACTTGCGCCGGCGTAATTTTATATGTCAGGCGAAAGAAGTCAAAGACGACGACGCAGAAGACTTCCGAAATCGAAACATTGCGCAAACAAATCGGTGATATGAAGAAAAACGATGAAAGCACACTCGAAGCGATGCGCGCTCTTCGTGAAAGTATCGAACAATCCAAACCGAAAGCCGAGCCGGTACCAGTAGAGAAGGAAGTTACGTACGCGGATATCGATACGACGAAGGGTCACCCGCGTGGGTATGGATCGCATCACGTGCCGTACGGTGGCACGTGGCACACCGTCGCACCCGGAAAAGCGCAAACACCAGAAGTGTGTTGGGAACACGCCAAACGCAATAAATTGAGCAACTGGGGGTGGCGTTCGGGTGATAAATCGTGCTGGTCATACATGGACTCGTACCTGTGGTCCGGCGGAGGCGGTGTGTCCGCGGCCAATCACACTGGTGGGTGCACCGAACCCGGTATGAAGCTCGAGGATGGATGTTTCGATCTTAAAAAAGGTGACGTCGTGGTTGGACACAAGGGTGGTCTCGCGGGTGGTTATAACAATTTCGCGGGACAGAAAAAAATGACTTTTAAAAAGTGTCGTTATCTCGCGGCAAAGGAGGGTATTCGTGTATTTGGATACAGAACTAATCGCCACCCCGATAACAACTGGACAAACACGTGTTTCGCACCGAATAATCCCGATAATCTAGAAGGATTCATTGGTTCCGCCACCGATCACGCGCACATGATGGCGTGCACTAATACAGATAAGAAAATGCGAGACGATTGTCGTTAATTGTTTGCCACGAGCGTTCTTCAGGCCTTTATGATGCATGAATAAAAATAATGTACGCGTATTTAAATGAACGATTGGTTTCTCTTCGTACTCGTGTTTTTTATTACTTTGTTCATGTATTTTAAATATAAGAGAAAAAGTAACATGGATACATCGGGTATGGACGTGCTCTATCACCTCGAAAGTCCCTATCAAACCATCGATCTCGTGAGAGATGTGAAGACGAAGCACATAGCCATGTTTCTCAACGGTGATATACAAAACCACACAAAGGAATACAAAAAATCACACTACGAGATGGTAGACGTGTCGATTAAACTTTTCGATGGTCGTCCAAAAAATATTCTCATTCTGGGCGGTGGTGACGGGTATCCGGCGATGCGCGCACTCAAATATGACGGTGTTCATGTTAAAAATGTCGAACTCGATGACACATTAATCAAGTTTGTACAAACGAATCCAATCATGAGAGAACTCAGTGAAGATGCATTTAACGATCCAAGACTCGAATTGATCGCCATGGATGCGTACGATTACATCCACGAAGAAAAGGAAAAGTTCGACGTCATCGTGTACGATGTGGAATTAAATACGAATAACATAGTCACTGAATTCGATGATCATCACGATCACATATTAGAGAATCTCCTCAGTAAAAACGGTGTGATTAATATGACTGGTCATCTCGGAAGTTCGGGAATAGATACGGGATTTTCTGAAATATGTAAAAAATACCTAAAGTTACAAAAAAGATACGACGGAAAACGTGTCGTCGCACTTTTACAAACGAAACACGAATTTGATGTGTTTGATAAATACTTCCCGATGAATATTAAAAAGTTAAAACGATCGCACCCGAACAGTGAAATCGGTATTTCCATATACGATTTGAATTCGTCTTGTGGAAATTATCAATATAGACACGAAATATATTTCTACATTTCGAAAGAACCATTTGATAAAACAAATCCAGACGTGAACTTTTATCCGTTCAGGAAACTTTGTTAGTAGTATATATATAATGCTAGCGCCGCTGCTGCTAATTGTTACAATTGTAGTCCTATTGATAATGAGACGTAAAAAGGATCACGTGGGTATGCATTATATCATAGACGTAGATCACGCAGACGAACGACTTCTCTACGATAATACGGCTATGATTAAAGTGTGTGATGAAGCGTTACGAAGAGCTGACGTCACCATCGTGAACAAGGCCGTACACGCGTTCCACCCACAAGGTCTCACCTTGTTGTATTTACTCACAGAGAGCCACTTCTCTTTGCATACGTGGCCAGAGCACAGAAAAATCCGTATCGATTTTTTCTCGTGTCAAAACCACGAAAAATGTGAGATTGGGTACGAATATTTGAAACGTGCATTCCACGGGTCGACTGTTCGAGTTCAGCGACTCTATCGATGATAGACACCCGCGCGTCCAGCGGCATCATCAATTTCATCGACCATTTCCCACGCCCATAAACACTCTCGCGCATCTTGGTGTTCGCAAATAGAGTGTGCGATATCCAATGCCTCGACAAGTATCATTTTTAAACGCATTTGTCGAGGTGTTATTTGTTTTTGTTCCCTGAAATGCGGTGCGGCGTACATATGTTCGAGAGCCGACCGCGTGATTTCAGACTTCTTGTGTTCATAATCACCGTTATGCGCCGCGATGATGCGAGCTTTACGCGAGTATTTAGGTACGGGTGGTTGCGACCAGTATCCAAATCTTTTCAGCGTTCGCATATTTAAATAATGTATGTCTATTTTTTTTAAGCAAAGAAATCGTCAGTTCTGTAGAGTTTCGTCGTGTACGTCCCATTCTTACTGAGCACGGCGACGTTTTCGTTTCCATACATTTCGGGACATCCAATATCTTCCGTGCACTCACGACCGTTATGCGACACGGTCAATGGGTACAGGTTTTCACCGGAAGTTGTCGTGTAATAATGATAGCGATCTCTGTGACCTCGAACTTCTCGTCCATACAGAGGCAAGGTTTCGTTATTGTCCCCGACCAAAAGCCCCATCTGTTGCGTGTGTCCAGGTTTATATTTACGAATCGGGGCTTCCCTGAATTCCGGCGCGCGCGTGGATATGGGTCTACGCTGTACGATCGCCGGTGGGGGTGGGGGTCGCACGATGACGATGGGTCTACTTTTCAAATAGACGAGCACCGCGAGTGTGAGCACCGCGACTATTAAGAGACGCGTCAAGGTCTTTTGTTTCATTTCTATTTACGGAGAATATGTTTCACGGGTGCGAAAGCCTCGTCGAGACGACCGAGTCTAAATTGCACCACGAGCCATAAGAAGAAGAATGCGACTTTGATGAAGTAACTCGCGGCGTGATCATCGACGTTATATATGGGACTCATGACCTTTCCCATGAACGTTTCGTATTTACTCTTACCCGTGAGCCACGCCTCGAGTTGTGTCAATGCACACGTGTCATCGTTCGTCGTCCAATGAAAAAATAGGAAAGGTACGAGAAGTGAGTAAAACTCGAGGTGTTGTGTACTTCCTGTGAATGGTACGACAAACATCGATATCAGAAAAATGAGATGGATTGTAAATATAATATTCATCTACTGTATTATGAATGGAGAAATTATTGACGACGATGCGTTAAAAAGACGTGAAATGCAGCTTCGCGGTGAAAGTTGGAACGACCAACACGAAACCATTTTGAGACAGTGGGGTGAAGCCTCTGGATGTTATAGATATATGCATCACAGGGCATTTCTCATGTATAAAAGATTATCTATGCGTTTTACATTGCCAGTTATCGTCTTAAGTACGATTACAGGTACTGCAAATTTCGCACAAGAACAATTCCCAGAATCCATCCGACCCATGGTTCCATCGGTGATCGGTGGTTTGAACCTCGTCGCGGGTCTCGTCGCCACGATCATGCAATTCTTGAAGATTAATGAACTCATGGAAAACCACAAAACCGCAGCGCTTTCCTACGGTCTTTTATCGCGAAATATTCGATTGACACTCGCACTCGGACGCGAAGAACGTAACGCCGACGGCCTGGACTTCGTGACGCACTCGAAGACGGAATACGATCGACTCATCGAGCAGTCTCCGGCGATCCCGACGAACATTCTCGCGTCTTTTGAAAAGGAATATCCGCTTGATAACGTGTTTACGAAACCCGAAATTCTCGACGTGCGCGCGATCCCAAAGCTCAGGATCGACAAACCGAAAACGATCAATACCGTCACCGCGGTGACGAAGGGTGGACCACTCGAAGGTGTCGCGAAGTTGTTCGAACCGAAGACTTCTACGGCGAGTGATATTGAGGAAGGTGAGATACTCGACGAACCAGATACACAATGAGTACAAACATGATGATATTAAACACTACCGCACATAACGCGTATGGTACGATTTTCTTTCTTAAAGGTTCTACGATACGTTCTTGTAGTGCGTTATTCTTCAGCACCATATCTATGGCCTGATTAGTAAGATCATCCATGGACTGCTTCATTAAGATAACCGATCAAAAAAAGATTGATAATAAAACGACGATTCACACCACACAGCTTAAAGCGTTTGAGGCGTGTTTGCGAGAGGGGAAGAATGTTTTCGTGTGTGGATCGACGGGTGTCGGGAAGACACATTTCGTGAGTGTATTACTCAATCACGAAAATAGTATTGAAATTGAAAACGAGCACGTGTCATCCAAGAGTGCATTTCTCGGCGTCATTCGTGGAAGTAACAAACACCTCGTCATAGAAAACTATGAACATTCACAGTATCCGTTCAAGACCTTGATCGATCGCGTGTGTGACGGATATCGCGTCACGAATGGTTCACTCGTCGTCATTTCAAATGAACTGTGTATGGGATACCCAAACTTTGAAACGATCATGATTCCACACCCGACGATAGATCAATTATTAACGATCGAGTGTGCTCCCAATGCGGAGGCTGCCGCTAAGATGTGTCGCGGTGATATCCGGACGTTCAAGAACATGTTACACAAATATGACGACCGAGACGTTTTCAAAACACCCAAAGAATTCATCAGTGATATATTGTGTTCGGGTGAACCCGTGGGATTTCAAGAGTCACTGACGGAACACGGAAATATATGGAATATTTTTCAGGAAAATTATTTAAATTCAAAAGACGTGGACATTCAACGAAGTTCGTATTCGTTTTCCGACGCGGACATTTATGATACATTCATTTATCATGGAAATTGGGAGATCATGCCATTCTTTGCTTTGAGTGCCGTCACCATTCCACACGCGTCACTCGGAAAACCTCTCGACCGTACGAAACTTCGTCCGGGAAGTTGTTGGACTAAGTATGGTAATTATAAAATGCGATATCAAAAATACCGCGACATTCATAAACGCACGCGTCTCGACATCGATGCCTTATGTCTTTTGAAAAAACACGCCGAGTACGGAAACACGAAACTCCTCGTGGACTACGGGATCACGCCACAAGACTTCGATGTCATGAATCATCTCGCCATTTCAAGTAAATTAAAAGCAAAGCACGTGACTCATGTAAAGAAAGCATTGAAATATGCCATCGATCGAAAAGATATTTGAAAACATTCTCACGAACAACGGCAAGGAAAAGGGACCCGGTGAAACCGAAGAACCAGACTACACGAAGGTCGTCGGAAACGAAGTTCATTTCTATGGTGAAATCACACCCGAGAATACACTCGAGTTCGTCGAGGCATTCAGGTCGCTCGAAATCAAATTGCTCAAGCAAAAGGCGGATCTCATCGGATATGAACCCGAAATTCGTGTACACATCATGAGTGAAGGTGGGGACATGTTTTCCGGTTTAACACTCAAGAATGTACTCGAGACATCGAGAGTCAAGGTCATCACGATCGCACAGGGATCGTGTTGTTCGGCCGCGACGTTCATGTTTTTGGGAGGACGCGAACGACGCATGGGTGAGAATGCGTATCTCTTGATTCATCAAATTGCCACCGACTTTTGGGGGAAATACCAAGATCTCAAGAATGAAACCAAAAGTTGTGATAAGTTCATGAAGGCGCTCAAGAAGATGTACATGTCGAAGACGAAGATTCCAGAAAAGAAGTTTCGAAAACTCATGAAGAAAGACCTCTTTTTGTCGGCATCAAAATGTCTAAAGTACGAGATTGCGCACGCGATTGACCGATGATGACGGCCCGTCTGTACAGACCGAGAATGCACACGAGTATGATGCCGATCGCGAAGGTATTGGCGTTCATGGGTATGGTTGTGCTTTCGGGTGGCCTAAGTCGCGCCATTCTACCGTAATTAACTACTGGTATCATTAATAGAGCGTGAGAAAATAATGGAACGCATCGTGCGCAATGATAAAAATGGACGTCAACGGTTTACGGATATTCACGTTGAAGATCGTGGGGATGGGACGGCGGACATCGTCAAGGTGACTGGGATCGTCGGAGGGAAGTCCATCGAATCGAGAACACACGTCAAGACTGGATACGACAAGGCGGTGATGCGTGCGCAGACGATGTGGAACAACGAGCGAGCGAAAGTGATTCAAATTCTTCCGATGTTGGCGAATAAGTGGGAAGATCGACACAAGTACATTTCAGAACCGTTTTACGTCCAACCCAAACTCGACGGTATACGTCTTTTAGTGTCGAACGCGGGGTGTTATTCGAGAACGGGAAAGCCTGTACACGGGGTCGAGCATCTCGGAAAGGATCTTAAGGATGGCGAATGGCTCGACGGGGAAATGTACGCGGCGAACATGACCTTCGAAGACATCACGAGTGCATTCAAAATGAACCCACACGCGCTCACATTTTATGTGTTTGACTATTTCGACACGAAACGACCGGATCTTCCATTCGCCGAGCGACAAAAG